TTCATGTTAAATGCGCCATCAAGCGTCAAATTAACACCACCGCCAGCACCCCATTGCAAAACAGCGGCTGAACTAGAAGTTCTTAAAGCGCCACCGCCAGAGCCTGAAGCATCAAAATTAGTACCAACAAACTTTGTGCTTGCTGTGATTGTTGTGCCTGTGATCGTGTTGGCAGTTGTTCCACCAATGGCAGGGGGCGCTGACAAATCAAGCGTTCCACCCAAAGTTAGATTGCCTGTGCTTGTCACAGTTCCTGACAAACTAATGCCTGAAACTGTGCCTGTCCCGCTGACAGAAGTCACCGTTCCTGATGTAGAGGCTGACCATGTTGGAATACCCGCAGCCAACTTCAACACAAAACCGTCAGTTCCCGCTGCCAACAAAGTGGTTGTGCCACTTGCTGTTTGATAAGGAACTGAGCCAGCCGCACCGCCAGCAATGTTTGTAGCCGTTGTAGCGCTTGTGGCTGTGGCGGCATTGCCACCAATAGATAAACTCGTTGCTGTGCCTGTAAGACCCGTTCCAGCGCCTGTGAACTGAGTGTTGGCTGTAATGGTTGTGCCTGTTACGGCAGCAGCTGTTGAACCGCCAATTGTCGTGCCGTTAATCGTTCCACCCGTGATTGCCACGCTAGAAGCAGCCTGAGTGGACATTGTTCCCAAACCTGAAACTTGGGTGTTTGCAATAGCAATGTCAGTTGCAGCCAACACAGTCAATTGACCTTGTGCGTTGACAGTAGCTGTCAGGGTTTTGGAAGCTGAACCATAAGCCGCAGCAGCCACGCCTGTGTTTGTGATGCTGAAAACGTAATCAGAGTAATTGCGGTAACGCCAAGAGTGCCACCCCTTTGAATCGTACAGTACCAGGCAGACCCTGCCAAAGTGCTTCCAGATTCAACAAACACCAAGGCTGAAATCAATTCATCCCATGTATCTGCGTCAGGCGCTCTTGACCAGGCTGTAGCAGAAGCTAAATAAATGCCATTCTGTGCGGGTGCGGTTTGGCTTTTAACCAACACACGGTTACCAGCAACAACAGTTACGCCATCTATGGTTTGCAATCCAGACAACGTGATGTTTGCGGTTGTTCCACAAAGAACGGGCTGTTTCCAAGAAATACCAGCCGCATAAAAATCAAGGTAAGTTTTGTTTACAACATCATTACCACTCACAGGGGCTGTTGAAACTGATGCAGTCGTAAAAGCCGCTGATGACGGTGTAGTAGCCCCAATAGTCGTGCTATTGATGGTGCTGTTTGTTATGTTTAGACCAGATTGATTGGGGCTAATTGTTGCCGTAAATGGCTGACCCTGACCAATAAATGTCTGAAATGCGCCATCAACAGAAAAATAAGCCTGAACGGGCAGTAAATTCTGAACGTCTGAGTTTGATGGGCTTGTCATGGTTTATGCGCTGTGAATGATTGCGTAATTGATCACAATGGCTTCAGCCAAAGCGCCAACCGTATTGTTGTAAACACCAATTACAGCAGTTCCAGCGGCTACGTTAGCAACGTAAGGCCAATAAGCGCCTGAAGTGCCACCGCTACCCACATTCACAATTAAAACGTCTTTGGCGGTCAAAGTGCTGTTTGTCAGGGTAAACAAAACCGTTGTGCCAGCTGCCAATGAAGCGTTGTTCATGGTGATCTGACCACTAGACTTATTCAAAGTCACGCCAGTTGATTTGCTTGTAGCCTGGGTAACAGTTCCTTGGGCCGTTGCGTTGTAACCAATTTCGCTTGAGGCAAGAATGGTTGTTCCCGTTACAGCCGCAGGGGTTGTGCCGCCAATGACGGTGTTATCAATGGTTGAACCAGTTAGAGGGGGGCTAAAGTAAGCCCCGCCTGGGCCAACCAAACCCACGCAAACGCCAGCCGAATTGAATTCAGCTTGTACAGGGACAATATTTGTAGATGATGTGCTTGCAACAGAATTAGCGCTTGACATGGGTTTTTTCCTTTAGGTTTGATCGCCTACGGGGGTCACATAAACGATTGATGGGCCAGAGGCCGAACCAATCATGCGGACGTAATAGGGACTTGCGGGTACTGCCAGGACAATTGGAACTGTCATAGAGGCGGGTAACACAAAGTTCCCTGTGGTTGAACCGCTTACGGGCAATACAGCAGCAGCCACGTTAGCATCGCCAAGGCTGACAGCAACATAGGTAGCACCCGTGTTGATGAAAGAGGCATAGTTAACCTGGTCATTGGTGCTTGCAGTAATAAGCGTTGCAGCAGTAGAAGTCGCACCCACCGAAATGGCGGTTGTTACTCCTACGGGGCGTAAGACCGTTGTATTAGACATGATTAAACAGCGTTTGAATCAAGGGGCAAATACTCAGGACGATTCACAACAACGGTGTAAGTACCCGCAGCAGCAGAAGCGCTAGAGCCTGTTGCATTGACAAACTGAACAATCAAAGTGTCAGCAGCTGAAACATAAGCATTTGCAACAGCAACGCCTGTAGTTTGAGCAGCTGGGAGGGACACTTGAACCGCATCACCAACCTTGAGGCCAGCAACGGTAACAGTCTTAGAAGCGCCTGAAGTGGCAACGGTTGTGGCTGTAAAAGTCACACCCATAACGAATGCGTTAGAGATGTTTCCACGCAAAATAGTCGTTTGGAGAGCCATGATGATTCCTTTAGAGAATAATTAAATTGTAACGCCAAATAAAGAAAAAGCCACCCCTTTTAAGAGTGGCTCTTTCTCACATCACATCAGGATTTAGCTGAATGTGCTGAAGTCGTAGCCATAGACATAAACGTCCATTGTGGCAGCTGCGCCTTGTGCTGTACCAACATTCAAATACAGGTTTTGGCCTGATTGAATGCCAGTAGCGGCAACGGTGCGCTGAGACACAACAGTTGAACTTGTCAAAGCTGACAAAGCAGCATTGGCAACAATAGCAGTACCACCAGCGCTAGGGGCTGTAAACAGACCCGCTGCGGCAGTTGACAATGAAATTGAAGCATTGGTGAAAACCACGTTGCTAACAGAGTAGTTTGTGGAATTGTTGATTGCAATGACCGCTTGATCACCAGTTGCATTGACGCTCACACCAGTTGCAACGCCCAAAAGACGAATTGCTTGGTTAGAGGCCAAATTACTTGGGTGAATCGTTGTGGTACTGGATGGGCCTGGATTTGCCATGATATTTCCTTAAATTAAGTTAATGACGGGGGGTGATTATCCCCCCATGACCTTTAGGCTGCAACTCGGCAAGCAAGTTCAGGATAGAGGGGCGCCCAACCATACAAAACGTCCAAACGTGTGGGAATGGAGTCATTGTTGATGGTGTATTGACGTACAACACGCATTGACAAACCGATTTCCTTATCGCTTGCACGACCAGCAAAATGCACGCCTTCTGGCAATTCCAGATCGGCTACTGCAAGCGTAAACGCATTGCGGTGCATGATGATGTTTTGTGGGGAAACAGTACCCGTCTTGTTAAAGAACGTGATGGCGGCTGTGGTGCTAGTTGTTGGGATTGACACGTTCTGGAATTGACCAGCGCTAATCACAGCAGGGCTAACAACAACAGACATAGTGCCATCAGTAGCGGCAACGGCAGTCTTAACCACGAAATTACGCAGTTTGTTAGTGCCGTAGGCTTGACGATTCTGGGGGTTAACCGCATAAACACCAGCAATTTGGAATACATCGCCAGCATTAAGGGAAACCGTACCAGTAGCAGTCAAAGTGATGGTGCTAGATGATGCCCAACCAGAAGTCAGGAAGCCAGAAGCAGCAGTCGTTGAACAGACAGCAGTACCCGCAAATGAGCCAAAGGTTTGGCTTACCACGTTCTGATCCATCTTCCAATTCATGCCAGCAGAGTCACGACCCATCAGACCTTTTTCGTACTGTGAACCAATACGGTCATTAGGAACGAACAAACCCTTCAAGCTGTCAACAATGGTTGCTGATGTGAAAGGCTCAACGATGCACGATCTACGACCGTCACGGGGTGCGCCTTCAGAATCAAGGTAAGCGCCAGCAGTCAGATAAGTAATCAAGCCTGTGGGCGGTGTACCAGCTGTGCCAACGATGTTAGCGGTTTGCAGGGTAGCCATAGACATTCCATCACGGTCAATCTTGTTGGCAATTGCTGCAATAGCGGGTTTCAACACACGGTCAGAGAACATATCCAAGGACAAAGCCAGGTCTTGTGTTGTGAACTGTGTGTCAACGTGAAACTGTGTAGATAAAACAACGGGAACTGAAGTCTCGTTGAAATCTTCCACATTCAGCGCAGGGCCAGTAGTACCAATGAAACGACCAGGTCTGCGGACATTGACTGTGTTACCAATCTTTGCACCGACAACAGCGAACTGGTCATCATAGTTGCGGTCAACTTCACTTGTGAAAGTCAACTCATTCTCTAAGACCATCAACGCTTCGTTGGTGATCTTGCTTATCGTCAATAAATTATTAGCCATTTTTAAACTCCAAAAAGATTAGGTTTACCGAATTTTTCCCGCTTTGCGTGCCAATTTCCAAGCCTGGTAGCTTCCATGCCATTCGCCATTAGCGGACATGGGTACATCAGGCTGACCTTGACCACCACGAATCGGTTGAATCGGTGCTGGTGCTTTACTTCTAACAACAGGGGCTGTCTGCTTAGTTTCAGTTTTTACCTCAAACTTTGCTTCTAGTTTCCCAATCTCTCTAAGCGCTGCATTTGGATTCAAGCTGGCGATCTTTTTGGCTAGGTCATTGTTTTCAGCTAGGTGATACAGGATTCTTGGGCCTACATCACTCTCCAGAATTGCATCTCGGACTGCGTTGTTTACAACTACGTCACTTGCTGCGACCAAATCATCAAAATCGGGCAGTTCTGCTTTGGCATCTTGAACTTTCTGCGCCCAAGATTGGATAATCTTTTGCTGCGCTTCTTGCTCTCGTGCCTGGGCAACTTGCCTGTCCCGTTCCGCTAACGCCTTTTCTGTCGAAAACTCGGCTAGAGCCTTCGCATATTCAAACGCATCAGCGAACTGGCTTGGTTGTGGCTCTTGATCAACATAAGACTGCTGTTGAGGCTGTCTCTGCTGCTCTAGTGCCGCCAAACGCTGTTCCAGTTCTACCCTAGCTTGGCGTTCCCGCTGGGCTTCTTGCCTAGCTTCCTCACGCTGCTTGGTTATCTCTGAAAACCGCTTTTCAAGTTTAGGAGGCTTTCGCTCACCCTCTTGGTTTGCTTCCTTTTCTGCCTCTTTCGGTTCACTCTGTTCGTCCTCGGCTAACGGCTCAGTTTCTTCAACTGCCTCATTATCCGCAGGGGATTCAGCTAAACCTAATCTGTTTGCATAAAATTCTGCTGCATTCTCGCTAGTCAATACTTGACTTGCTTCTTTATCGGACATACGTTTCCCAACGATTTGACCCTGTGACCCTCACAGGTAAGGTTTAGTGGTTTTTACCACAAATTCATTTAAAACTCAAATAGCCCGTTCTGTTGCTTCTGCATTGGCAGTATTTAATGCGCCTTTGTCCACTTGTGCCAACAAAAGCGCAATTTCTTGTTTCATGCGCTCAATTTCAAGCTGTGTCTGTGTCCTGATAACCGTATCGTTTGCCTGGCCTTCAACACGCATCTGCATTTCAGCACGATCACTTGCTTCACGCAATTCAGCCTCATTTGCTCGGCCTGTCTCTTTCATCAGGGTGCGCTTAGTCTCTGCATCTTGACGCATTTGCTCAACGTCCATACGGCTCTGTAGCATCATGTCTCTAGCTTGAACCGCTTGCGTAAGTTCTTGAATCTGCTTCTGTGACATAGCCAGCTGCATTTGAACCTGGGGAGGAATCTTAGACTTATCGTCAATCTGAGCCATTGGGTTAGCAGCTGCTAGGCGGTCAGCAATAATGTCAGCGCCAGGCCAATCCATGTTTCTGAATACCAAATCACCCGCCACTTGCATCAGTTCAGGCGCAGCTGACAACAATGGCAGCATATTGTCCACGGCTTCTTGGCGCTTGCTGTTGTAGCCTGGGCCTGTCTCCATTACCACATCATATTGACCCACAGAAATGTCGTTTAACACTCGGCCCACAGAATCCCGTTGGTTAATTGTCAATAATTCGGGCTTACCATCGTCACCAATGATCCGCATCACTCGCTCTGTGTCGTAAATCTTAGGGATAAGGTCTAAGCAAATCTTGCCCACATGAGCAATTGAACGGGTTAAATTGTCGTAATAGTCAAAGTTTGTCAGGTCAACTTGTTGTTGCTGACCGTTTAATGCTTTGCCTGAAATGTTGCCTTGACTTAATTGTGCGGGGTCAAACACGCCCATGATCGCTTTAATGTCGTTGTCCACACCCATAGCCGCAGCCATGATGCCCGCCTGTGGGGGTTCAGGCTGCAACCTTGTTGGCGGGGGCGCTGGGCGACCGTCAATATCAGTTTGTTTGTATCTTAAAACTGCAAAAGACTTGATATTGGCATTTGTCCAATCGTTTTCGTGTCCCTCATCTTGACCTTCAGCAAGCAGCCATTTAGCCTTTGGTGCAAGTGCCACGCCTTCTGTGATAGAAGTCTGCCAAAAGTTATACATTCTCTGCGGGTCTTTGGCATAACGAATCATGCCAAACTTTTTGCGTTTGTCACCAATAACAATGTGTCTGCCATAGACGGGAACAATCGGAATGTATTTGCCCGCCCAATCTCGTTCTTCAAGCACTTCAACCGCAGTTAATTTGCAGTATTTAATCGTTTTCTTGTAAGAATCACGGGTATCAACTACTTCAATGCCGTAAGCAGCCAGGCGGTTAAAGAAGTCTTTGTCATCAGCAAATGTCGCTGTGCCATCACTCAAAAGGTATAGCTTTGCCTTTTCTTTGACTGTGTAGTAATACTCAGCCAGGCGAATATCCTCTTTGGTAATCCACTCAGATTGTGAGTCGCCTGTGCCACGCTGGGTGAAACTTGTGCCATCATCAGCGTCTGGGTACAACTTGCGGAATTCTTCCTTCAGCATCATTGTTGTAATCAAACAACGGTCAGCGTCAGAGCCATCAGGCGCTACTGAATTGGGGTCAAAGTAAACCGTAAATGGGTTATCCACAGGATCAATGTAGATTTCCTGATCAAATGAATCCTCTGAAATATAGTCAGTTCTGACCCGCATATAGCCCCAACCCATGCGAACAGCGTATTCAAATGCGTTGTCGTAAGAATGGTCAGCGTTGGAATTAACCTCAATGTGCCGAATAATCCCGCTAATAGTCTGTGCGTCCACCATGTCCTCATGCGTATTTGTGGCATGAACTTTAATTCTTGGGCGCTGCTGTCTTTGTTGGTTTGATACTTGGCGGCAATAATTGTCCACCTTGTTCACCACAATAATGGGGCGTGATTCAAGATTGCGTGAGTTTTGCAGTTCTACAGGCCATTGATCACCAGCGCCAAACTTCAAATCTTCAAGCGCTTCCTGGCGGTTCATTGTGTCTGCATCGTTAGCAAACTTCAGAAAATCTATTGCTTCCTGAATTCGTGAGTCGTAATCATCAGCCATGATGTTGCCCTAAGTGATTTGAAGCCATTTTAACTCATCCATGAATGTTGGCTACCATAATTTGTGTTAAGCCTTGGCCTTCTGGCTTGTCTCGGCTCATTGACCATCAGACCAATATATCTAAACGCATCAGCGCCATGTGAATAATTGTCGTGCAAAGGCGTTCTGCTGAATTGTTTAGTCTCTGGGTCAACATCGTAACGGTAATGCCGTAAGCATTGCAAGCCTTCGTGACAATTTTCCCTATCAAACCAGCAATTGATAAAGATTGTCCTGGCTGCATTGATTGAATCAAGAATGGGCGTTTTTGGGATTATCTTGGTTTTGTAGCCAGCAGCCCTTACGATTTCTTCAATGCTTCTGCCGTTGGCTGCAAGGGTTTTATTCTCTGCATCGTGTGGCAGCCATAGCGTGTCATACATATACCCAAACGTCTGCATCTTAGCCAGGTAGTCGCTCATGGTCTGCTGATTGCCCTCAATGTAGCGAATCAAGCGTGTTTCCATGCCTATGAACTGTAAGAACCAAATGGCTGTGGCATCAGACCACCCAAGGTCAAAGATGGCGTGAACAGGCTTGGTTGCGTCATAGTTCACTTTGGTAATGCGCCCATCTAACTCTGCCATTTGCATTTCTTTGGCAAAGATAGCCCCATCTACGGTCTGTCTGCATAAACCTTCCCAAACCACGTTATAAGCCTGTGGATCACGGTGTTTTAGCGCATCTTTCTCAAGTTTCAAGGTTTCGGGAAACCACGGGTTATCTGACCAGTTGACCTTTTGAACTATGCAATCCTCTGGCGGCTTTAAAACAAACCTTTGATAAGTTTCGTCTGTTTCTAACTCAGGGTTAAACGTAATCCAGATTTCTGACTTTTCTTTGCGAATAGTAGGAATCAACACGTTCCATGACATACGGCTGGTTGTCTGGGCTTCCTCAACCCAACAAACGTCAACCCCTTCATAAGACTTGACGTTAGCCACATTGTTTTTTAGGCCAACAAAGCTAAACTCTGTGCCGTTCTTTGCCCTGATTGAAGCCTGGGTGATTTCATAAAACCCCTCCAGGCCAAGCGCCATGATCTGATCGCACAGCAGTTTGTGAACTGAATCTTTAATTGAAGTCTGGAATTCACGGGCGCAAAGCACTCTTAACGGGGCTTGAGCGCCTTTAATAAGCAATGCTCTAGCTACCCCCCAAGACTTAGCACCGCCTCGTCCACCGTAAAGAACCTTGTAACGTGATGGCTTAAACAGGCACTCTAGCTTAAGTGGAAACTCAGCCTTTGCAACAGCCTGGCTAATATCACTCATTGGGCTTCACAAAGCTGACTTGAATGCCCGTCAGGAATGGCGCACCATCAGCGCCTGTGATTTCTTGTTTAACTTGCTCACGGTACTTTTTGGGGAATCGTGCAGCCATAGACCTTGACCAGATCGTTGCGTTCAGTCTTGGCCCATCTTTAGTCTCAACCATGTAAGAATCGGCTTGATCTTCCCACCAGGCTTGCTCATGTTCCTTGGCTTCTGTTAAGGCGTGCAAAAATTCTTCATGTGCATCACGCCATTCGTACATTGTTCGCAGGGAAAACCCTAACCTTGAAGCAATCTGTTCTACGCTTTTGCCGATCTTGCCCAGGGCTATTACTTCCTCACAATATTTAGGATCGTAGAGGGTAGGGCGACCAACGGGGCGTTTTTCGGTTGTTTCAGTCATTCGGTAATTCTAAGGGTTTCTCTAATTGACGCAACCAGGCTTCATTCTCGGCAATAGCGCCAGATATAGCGTGAAAGTTGGCCAGCATTTGTTCTTTTTGCTTTTCAAGGTCAGCAATTCGGGCTTTGACTTGCTCGATCATTTCTTTTTGTCCTTTTTGGCGGCTTCACGTTTTTCTGAGTAAGCAATGGCTACGGCTTGTTTTACAGGCTTACCAGCTTTAATTTCAGTTTTGATGTTCTTTTTAAACGCTTCGGGGGATTTAGATTTAATAAGTGGCATTAGCAGTTCCAGTTCTTGAGTGAGGCTTTAGCCCGTTCAGCTGGGCCTTTAGCGTTCTTAACTACGCCTTCCATCCTGGCACAGAAACTTGCTTTGCGGCCCTCGTCTTTTTTAGTCTTGGGGTTTGGGGCGGGCGGTTTTAGATTGGCGTTGTTCTTTGCGTTGTATTCAGCACGACCTTTGGCGGTCATTCCAGCGCCTTTTTCTGTGGGGTTGTAGGTTTTACCTTTCCCGACAGTTTTATGCTCTATGGGCTTGTCGTGCTTTTTCATTTCTTAGCCGTTTTAGCAGATTGTTTGAATGCAGCAGCTGTTGGTGCGCCCTTTGAGCCAGGCGTTCTCATGCGCTCTACGGGCTTGCCTTCTGCCTTTTGGCGTTCTATACGCTCTTGCTTTTTGTGAATATTACTGTAAAGACCAGGTTTAGTCGCCATGATTATTCCTCCATTACAAAA